GATGCTGCGCCGACTGTCGGGTAGCTGTTGCCAGCTATTGGAAACTCGACGCGGTCGGTCCACTTGCGTAACTCTGTTTTGCCCCAGTTTTGCCGCCGGTTGTTGGTGCTATCCCAGTTGCTGTCCCGAGCTTGGTCGTTGTACCAAAGGCCATCGTCGCGTGTCACTGAGTAGGCCAAGGAGGCCGAGCCGTTGCTTGCCGCGTCATAGACCAGCCGACAGCGTTGATAGCCGCCATAGGTTTCCCCTGACCCATTGATGACGCCTGCGCGACGCTTTGCATTCTGCTGGTCGGCGGTACCAGTGTTGTTCTGCGTGACTGTGCCGGTGCTCCAATCGTGCCAGCGGGGCTCATCGAAGGTGCCACCGCCAAGCACTGAAAACGAGGCTGAGGCAGGACCAATGGTGGCACCCGTCCGGTCGAGCCCAAGGTAAAGCGCAGTGGGCATCGTCCAAGCTGTGTTGCGAAGGCAATGGTTTTGCCAAGCTTTGAAGGCGTAGGGCTGTAGTACGCCCGAGACACTGATGTTAACACTGCTTTGAGGGACGGCAAAGGCATCGCCGGTGCTCAAGCTGATCGGAGAGGAGGGGAAGCTGCCATAGTAAAGGAGGTTGCCGTTGCTCTGCGCGTCCCAGATGCCCCAGCCGTGCAAGGTTTCTGCCGACCCTGTGAGGCGAGGGAACTCGACGGTGGCTGAGTTAACAATCGACGAGTTGCTTGGTGCGCTGAACGTGATCGACTGACGAGCCAAAGAGGACTCAGCCCCTGTGCCTGCCTCGCCGAAGCCGCCATTTACGGTAGACAGGCCAAGATATACTGAGGTAGGAGCTGTGTACGAGGACACCCCGAGCATGTGATCGAGGAACTGCAGCTCCAACAAATCGCTCATGGCGCTCAAGTAATTAACTCAACTGGCAGTAATGTCGAGGTCGCCTGCTGCTACCCTGAGCACATCATTGACCTCAATAGTTTTTGCGCTCGTAAAGGCACCGTGGAGGAGCATATTACCACCTGTGGCTGCATCCCACAAAGACCAATAGGCCACTGCGCCCCAAACCGATCCCGTGCAAGTGGGGAAATCTACGACGCTGGTGTTGTCCGTAGTGCCCCCGCTGCTAGAATCGAAGGCCACCAAAACGCGGGTGTAGCCATTACCAGAAAGCTCTGTGCCACTGGCATTGTCGGACATGCTGGCGAGAGACAATCCAAGATATACTCCGCCGGTCTGGCGGGCTGATGGTAGGGAGAAGTCAGCGGTGCCCAGTATCATATCGAGCACGTGGTTTTCTAAATAATCAGACATTGCTGACATAGTTGACGTTCCTTATCTTTGTGTGTTTTGGATGATAATGATAATAATGACTTAGCGACGGCCAGTCACAACGACATCAAGATCAAAGCCGCTTAGGGCGAAGTCCTTGTTGTCACCGTCGGCAACGGTCATCGTGTAGCTCAGGTATCTGCCGCCTTGTCGCGTATCGAGCTTGTAATCTACGCTAGTATTGAGCGTTTGCGCGTCGCCATAGTTTGGCACACCTGACGACAACTCAGCAGAGCCGAAGGTAAAGTCAAAGGTCTTGTCGGTGTTGGCTGTGACGACCTGTGGCGTGATCTTTGTGATGACTTTGTATCCGCTGAGAGGTATCTCGACCTCATCCAAATCAATCCCAGTACGCTCGACAAACGGCTGCCCAGTGGCAACGGGATCGAGGGGCTGAGACAGGGAGCCATTGTCGCTCAAGTCCACCCCGTAAAGCTTGGGCACCGTGATGGCCCTGCCTGTAGCGTTGACGGCCTCGGTGTTGTTGGCAATTGAGGTCATGATTACGTGGCGATCAAAGCCAGCGTCCTGAGATGCGTAGGTGCCGCCTGCTGTGTCGTAGATTAGGGAAGTTGTATCATAAGTTCTAACGCTGTTTATGTTAGCTGTGGTGGCAGCGACGACGTGAGGCAAATCCATGAACGACCACGTATTGTATCTATAGTTATACACAGCGGCTCGGTTAGCGCCGACCGGTGCAAAGGCTGGGCGATCAGTGGTCATATCGTCGGAGCTTGGGTAGCAAAAGTATATCTCGGACAGCGGGTGGTTATGATATGTGAAACAATGATGCGTGGCGCTGTTGTCGAGGGCATCGAAGATGTAGGCTCTGATGCGATCATCGACCAAACTCTCGCGGGTGGTGCCGTCGTGGCTCCAGATGTCATCGGTATCGAAGACGTAGTGCTTGCCTTGGACTTCGACTACGCAGTTCTGGCTGATTACGCCGCAGCTACTGAAGATCTTGCGAAAGTTATGGATGAACGCCCCACCAACAAACTCCATAAGCCAGACTTGGTCGTTACTGTAGATGATGAAGTTAGTACCAAGGCTAAGACCGTCAACGATTGGCGTCTCCATTTGGATTATGTCGTTGGTGCCTGCGCTACGTGTAGGGTCGCTTTCATCCCACGTCGTCGGGATCGAGTTAGGCAAGGCAAGGTCACTAAAGCGGACGCGATTGGGGTAGCTGGTGCCGTCTTCAATCGTATTCAGAGCGACAAGGAAGTCGCCGTAAGTACGCAGCGCCTTGGCGCGGTAGCTGTTAGGCCAGAAGGTTAGGTCAGCGAAGTTTGTGCCGTTGGGGCCGCGAAATACGGGCACTCGGTCTTCCCTGCACACGTAGGTTACGTCAGACAACACGGTCGCGGTAACGGAAGCCTCGGCAGCGGCACTCAAGTTACCTATGGCACCAGAGCGATCTGACAGATTGCCGTTGGAATACTCATACAGCTTGAACTGATCTGAGATAAGGAGGACACTGTCGTAGCCTATCGACTTGAAGATGCCGTGGGCCAGCACGGGCACAAAGGATACGCTCGACAACAGGCTGCGGAAGACGGGGGAACGGGAGATTGCTCCGTCTGCAAAGCGGACGTTGAGGGCCCTGTCGAATGCGTTTATGGGGAGGTTGAAGGGCTCGACGTCAGTGACTACGCCGGTGACACCGAGGCCACGTATAGGAAGATTTGGCATGGCGGCACCTACGATTCCGTTGGCTCGACCGGCCATGTAATAATGTGGGGAAACCCTGACTGCTGCGGCACGTCCAATAGGTCAGTCCTATATTGCGACCACTCAGCCTGCTTGGCTACTGCCATCTCTGCCCAGCGCAGGGGATTAGAGACTATTTTATCTACGACCCGAAGTTTTTTATCACGCAAGCCTCTAATTGTTTTCGCAGCCGCTTCGTTGTGCCGACTTTGGTTGATCACCCAAGCACCATCGACAAGGTCAAACCACTCGGCCTCTCTGCGAGGTACAGGTGTAGAGCCCGTAGGTGTGGGGCCGTCATACATCAGTTCGATGTACTCTCCGTTAGCGTCTATAAAATATCTATGTGACATCAATCACCTCAATCAATCTAAAATGTTCTGGCGGTTGCTGCTGTCAACATGGTCAACACCACTGACTCGCCAGTAATGATAAGCAGGGACGATCACATACATAGGATTGTCTAAATCACCGTCTCTGTCAGATTGTGCTATTGGCACAGTGTCATCTGTTGATGGGCCTACATCCATAATAGGGCCAGAGGTTGTGTACGCTTGAACCATAATTGCACTAGATGAGTTATTATGGAAGAAAGTGTCTGCGGCTCTCTCTGTATCGGCTCGCCATCTTTGCGCAACACCAAGAACCCCCGCTGGGTCAGTAAAGGCTACTGTGCCGCTGCTAGTAATTGTAGGGACTTGTCCTTCTGTACCTGAAATAGTCGCGTAGGCCGACGACGCATTGCCAACTAAGATTTGGCCCTTTGAGACGGAGGGTACCTGCGTGGGTGCTGCTGCCCATGTGGCGGTAGTTCCATTCGACAACAAGACAGAGCCCGTGGCACCTATCGGCAGCGTAGTAGCCACGGAACTAGAGTTACCGACGACAACGCTGCCCTCGGCTAGGGCGCCCACGACAGGCAGGCTCCCAACAAGGTTAAGGCTGGCTGTGGATGCGGTGATGCCGTCAAGCACAGACAACTCGGTAGACGTGAGACCCGTAGATATACCATCGAGTACGTTGATCTCAAACGCCGAGGCACTGATGGCACCGGCAAACGTGGCGGCGGCGTCAAGGGCCCCGTGGGTGGCGTTAATTGCGCCGGTTACGTTGGGGAACGTTGCTTTCACGGCACCTTTGATCAGACGAAAGTGATCGTCGGCTTGGGCGAGGCCATCTGTGGCTGCGGGGTTCGCTGCGTTGAGATCGTTGATATACGTGGCGGATTCGAGGGCCATAGGTGGCTCCATTTCTTGGAGGTCGAGGGCGAGGGGGCAGAGATGCTTATGTTTTCGTGGGGGACCCCTGCTCAAAGAGGTCTAACAACAACAACAACAACGA